CCTTGTCTGCCCAGTATGCCGCTGATGCTGTTTTATCTTTGCGGCCTCTTGCTATATCTTTTGCAAACCTAGCCTTGAACGCCCTGCGCTTGGCCTTATCTGCTTCGCTTTCGTTTTTACGGGGAGGCTTGTTATCTGCTCCCTGTTGACCGAATCGAATCAAGCGTACCTTGTCACCCTCTTTAGCCAATACTGCATGGCTCTTTTCTGGGTGATTCCTAGTGCGCTTTGGCTTGTTATAGCCCTCGAACCTTTCGCCACGATACGTTATTGCCATAGTTACCTCAAAAGATAGCCCCCTCCGAAAAGGGGGCATCCATAGTCTTACAGTGCGGCATCCGAAAGGACTTCAACACCAAACGAGTCATCCAACTCGCCAACACCATAAATGGCAGTAGCGTTAAGCTCAAAGGCACGATTAGAAGCATCGCGCTGTGGCTCAATTTGGAAGTCGCGCTTCATAGCGATAGCAAGTGCTTCTGGAGCGAATACCGCGCCTTTAGCATCGTCATTGCCGTCGATAGAAACATTAGCAGACTCATATACATTGATACCAGCGATAGTACCAACATAACCGTTGCGCATTGCTTCGTTCTGCAAGTCGCCACCATTTGGATTAGCAAAGGTGTTAGTTAGGTTAGCTTTTAACTGGTACGCTTGGAAAGGATGTACTACAGCATTGATTACGCCAGTTACTTTGTTAGCGCGTAGAGTTGCGGCCGCCTTGAATAGGTCAGCTACAGTGATCTCTGCACCAGCAGTACCGATAGAACCAGAGAATCCATCAAACAAAGCAATCAGGTCAGTATCCATCTTAGTAGCGATAGCGTTACCAAGTACAGTTCCTAATTCTTCAGCAGGATTGCCAGCACCCATAGCGGCTAGATCAGTCAACAACACCTGTGCGCCTACTTCGCCAACAGTTACAGAAACTGAGCTAGTAGATACAGTGGTTGAAGTCATATCTGTGCCTTCGGTCAAATCAGCGGCCGCTATTGCAGGGTACTTAGGAACCTGAATAGTTTTGCCAGCTTGGTTGCCGATGTTGTACTGAGTAACGAGACCCAGCATTAAAGACTGCTCTTCAGCAGTGAAACGAGCCTGAGCGATAATATTCGCAAATAGATCGTCGAGAGTAGTTGAAGTTGTTGCGGCCATTTTAAAAGTCCTCTAAATAAAAATAAAATTGTGGTTTGGTGGTTACGCTTTTTTCATAGCGGCAAATGCTTCTTTGCCACCATCACTCCAGTTTGCAACCATATCTGCCACAGATTGAGGCTTCTGTGTCGAGCCACCAGCGTTACCCATCGAGCCAGTGCCACCTTGTGACGCTTTGACCATATGCGGGTTTGCTGTCAAGAATTCAGCTACCATCTCATTGACTGATAGCAGATCACCGCTGTCATTGTATCGCGGTGTGCCGTTATCGTCTAGCACCTCTTCATTGCCGTCATCTGACAGGCGAGTATTGGTTTTAAGCAACTGAGAAACTTGATTCGGATTAACAGCGTTATTGTTAGATGCCGCACCTAGAATCGCTCCGTCTACTAGCGTCTGTTGCAACTTCGTTTTATAACTCTGTATCTCCATGTCTTTTTTCTCAACCGTTTTCTTCAGGATTGAGTCAAACTCTCCGCGCTCTTTTTGTCGCTCCAGTTCTGCGGCTTCTCTTTGTGCCAACAGTTCTTTTGCTTCATCCAGATCAACACCAGATAGTTTCTTGTCGAACTTTCGTTGCTCTCTTGCAACACGATCCGCAACAATGCGGTCTAGTTCATCCTGAGTAAAGGTTTTAGTTTCCTGACTTTCTACTGCCGCAGTTTCAGTCTCTGCTTCTGTTTCCATGATTTCATCGCTCATGTTACGAACCTCTTAAAGAGTATTGGTGAATCCGTAGTGTATCACAAATGGTTATTTTTTAACCATCTTCTTCTTTTTCTTCTTTTTGGGTCTTCCGACCTTGTTTCCGTATGTACCTTTACCTTGTGGCATGATTAATCCTCTAGTACTGGTCTAAAATGATGGCGACAGTTATAGCCGCCCCTTACAATAAACGGATCGCCAGCGGCCTTGCCTTTCCAACTACCCGCCCATGTTTTCTCTATCTCTTCTGTAGTAAACACCTGATTAACGTGTTCCCTGCAAAATGGTCTAGTATCTCTGACTGTTGTGCCGTAATACTTCCATTTAGTCGCGCCTGACTCTTTACCTATAGCGGTGTTAATGGAAGCATCGAACTGCATCAAGCTATCCTGCGCCATCTGGGTAGAATAACGTCTAAGGTTATTACCAACCCGATCCCTAGCGTACAGGGTATGTAACTTCTCAACTGCGGCCGCACTCTCTGCCGCTGTGCCTGTTCTTGCTATATCAACTAACCGCTGTGCCTCTAAGTCATCAGATTGAATGTATACGCCATTTACTGCATGGCGAATAGTCTTTACCGAATCTGCAAATGCTCTGCCCGTTAGGGTGTTCTGGTAAACCTCAGTCGCTATGACATCAAGGTACTCATTAGCGATAGCCTCGAATCCTTGGAAGGATAGCCGCTGTAGTTGGCTAATGACCGCAGTGCTTGCTTTTGTAAAGTCTCCGTATGTCTTTAGCATTACAGCCGCATCACCCGCTACACCATTGTAGTCGCGTATCATTGCATCAACAGTGGCCAGGTACGTTTCATCAATCGCTAACCTGATCTCGTTACGCGCAGATATAGCCCATTCTAAATCGAACAGATTACCATCCTGTAGAGGCGCAGTTGCCATAAGATCAGCAACCCTTTCCTCTAACGTCACTAGAGCCGCCTGTAGCCTTTCTTGATGGCTATCGGCTAACTTCTCCAGCACTTCCGAATAAGCCGTATCCGCTGGCATTAAAACTGTCCTACGCTACCTGTCGGGGCTTGATCTTCATCTTTAGGCTCAATCAATTCATCACCACCATCTATTTCATCAAGGCCAATTTTCTGCCTTACTTCATTTGGCGTAACAACACCCGCATCAATATGGTAGCTGTATATCTGAGTCTTATCAGAGAAGTCACCAAGTACAGAAGCAGATTCTTCGATTTCAACGTGCGACTTAGCCAGTGCCTCATCATCTAACACTAGATCACTGATCTTCTTGTCTATCTCTTGCATCAGGGTGACTGACTTAACGCCCGTAGATCGCATCTGCTGGAGGAACAATAGTTCTTTATCGTAATCACGTAGATCAAATGCATCAGGGTAGAATATTTCAACGTCTGGGGTTATGTCTTGCCACTCACAGAACAACTGCCATAACTGCTCTTCTGCCAGTTCTAAGATATCGGCCTTCTCAGATAGTTTCGCATTTAACATCTGAAACTCTGTTTGCATCGCAACGCCTGATTGCGTCATTGCCTCAGTGCCGCGAACAGCACCCATATGCGCCATGCGATTAATCGCCTCGACCTTATCCTTTATCGAGTTGCGAACAGCGTCTAAGTTCTGACCGCTAGGCTGTATCTGGTAGGGCTTTAAACTAGCATCCATATCATCAGGCATATTGATAATTGCACCCGCACCTGCACTAGCATCGGTCTGGAATGATTTCACTAGAGTAGGGTGATTACTGATGCGGATTAATTGTTCTATCTCTGACAGTTCCTGATAGATCGCTCTCTGCATATATGACGCATCTGCAATATCTGATATGCCAATACCGCGAACAACTGATCTCTGGGCAGGAAGGAATACAGCAGGTATCTTGCCTAGTGCGTTATCCTCTTGCTCAACCATGCGCTCGTTATCATTGACCGAATGCCATAGCTGTACGCTGTCTTTAGTCCAGACCCGATACCAAGTATCTGTTTGCGTATCCGTCACCCTGTCGATTGCTTCCCTAATCTTCAGATAGACTAGCTCAAATCTACCACTGGCCGTTCTTTCGTACTTCCAGTCAAATACGTTCTCAGGGGTAAACATCGTCACATAGGGTCTTATGTCTTGCTCTAACTCTTCTGCCTTAGTCCCTGCTGTTGACTTAGGCTTATCCATCATCAACCAAACATGACCGTAAACGCTAGACCAGATTTGCGCCTCTCGCATGAATGCGTTGAAGCTACGCCCATCTAAATCAGCATCTTTAAGGAATGGCTCAAGTGCTACGTTCCCAGCGGCTGAGTTATAGGCCCTAGTCGGGGGTACTCGCCAAAGGAAGCTAGAATAAATGTGAACAATGTTTTTACAGTGATTATCTAAGGGGGTTAGATCGAGTCTGCGGTTGTACTCATCTTTATCTTCTGAAATGTAGCGCGTCAGATACGCTCCATCTATGTAATCTTCACCGCCCATATAAGAGCGCAAATAAAACTCCCAGCGAGACTGATTGTTGTCGTATTCT